CAGGGGATCAAGTTCTCTGCAGAGAAGCCAGCAACAAGCAAGTAATCCAGCAAGCATTGGAGGGGCTGGACAAAATCCAGCCCCTTCTGATATAATCGACGGTTCTAAGAAAGGCGGACAATGAGTAAAGAAATCAAATTAGCAGACACCATTGCTAATGCTATGGAAGACCATTTCTTCAATCCAGCAGTATTGGCACGGCAGTTATCTAATCAACCAATCTATACAGTTGATAAGGTAATGGAACTAGTTAGTTATATCATCAAATCAGTTGATGAGCGGCGGGAAGTAGAAAACTCCCAAGACTCAACAAGTAAAGGACTTATCCTAGCATATAACCTAAAGAAGATGTTAGATAAAGCACCAAAGTAAAATAGGTTAAAGTAATTCCCCTGGACCTATATGTCCGATTTGTACATAATGTACATTTTGGATATATAGGTCCTTTTTCTATGTTCAAATTATGGGCCAAATAATTCGTTTACGACAGCTTATAAAATGTCCCTGAAATTTTGATCAAAATAAGACAAAATGAATATAGAATATAACAAAATGTTATAACAATATAATAAAATAGATATAATATCTGTCAGAATTTGATCAGAATTTTTGGCGAAATGGGCCAAATTTTTCTATTACGAAGGCTTGACAAAATTGCCTGAATATGCCACTATTGACAAAATTGGATGAATATGCTGCAAATTTTCTCAAATTGACATTACGTCCATATTGTGAGATGGTGTTCAATTACTCATATATCTTTATTCTAATATAATAATAGTATTTGGACATGAATTAATAGTCATATTCTCCACAATGCTCCACTTTACTCCACATTAAAAGCCTTCTAGAGGCTCTTAGAGAGGAGATAATTGGGAGGGGGATATAGGAGATAGGACCAAATGCTGTAAATTTCTACAGCTTATTCTTGGTCTTTGTTATGTAATTTCCAGAGATCGAGAGCTTCTTGAGAATGATCATCTATATCTGCATGCTCTTGGCAATGCTCATATTCATAGGATATTCCATCTACGCTATCTGTATAGCTCTTTATATGTATGGCTCTATTGTTACAGTAATAGCATTTTGGTCCACCCCGCCATGCATTCTCTATTTGATCAAAATCTATATACGCTTCTAGATTATCTAATATGCCCATAGGATTATTATACTATAATATTTTAGTCAACTGGTTTAATATGGCTAGGCATAGCTTTTAATTTATTCTGTGGAACAATCCATGTCTTATTGTTATATTGGGATAGATATTCATCTTTCATACATTCATATCCATATAGCCATCCTATAGCTTTATAGGGAGTACTTCTTCTCTCCTGGTTCTTCCCCGTCCGATTTCTGATGGCCATGCCATCTATCATTAGGACATATTTGAGATCAGGATTATCTCTAGTTGTAAAGCGCATGCCTCCATTAGGATTAAATGAGTACCTTATCTCACCCACCCCTGGAATATCCAATTCAGTCTTCCATTTGTTGACATGAGGAATAAAGTCCTTCTTACCCATCATTCGGGCAAAGGCTAGCTCAGATCCTGCACATATGGCGTGTTGCCACATTTCCCAGAGATCGCCTTCTGCATAATTTATATTTTTGCTAGGATCGCCAAAATATGGCTCTTGACGCTGATATCCTACTTTGACGCAAATGGCCTCTTCTTGGGCTGTGAGCCCATATTCCCAAATCATCTTCTACTTTTCCGCTTCACTTTCCGCCGATTATTTATACAATATTCTATAAATAAGAATAATTTTTGTCAATGTTTATCTTTACCAAATATTTGTCTAATTAGTTCTACTGGAGTTATTCTATCTTCATCTGGTAATCCACCATATTTATGTAATAGTTTAAGCAAGATTCCTGCCAAGAATAAGTCATCTGAATATGCCATCCAGGGAAACAGGATATCAAAAAGATCAATTGGAATAGCTATGTAAGACATACACATAACCGCCACAACCTTGACCCAAAGCGGAGACCGCTTGAATTGGTCTCTATACGGCTTTGTTATTGTGAGAAATCTACTTCTACTTTTGCGCTGCACTAATTGCGACCAATATTGATATATCTATGATCTATTTGACCATGAGTATTAATCTCATATTGTGAGACAGATACTTCTTTCTCTTCTTTCTTCCACGCTATGTATGATTTAATATAAACTGCTGCATAGGCTGTAGCCATGACAATAAACCCATACTGATCTGTAGCCAATGCATAGGCTATCCAGATACATTCATTTAATAATAATATAAGCCATCCCCATATGGTCTTCCGACCAACAAAGAATATGCCTGTAACTCCAATTGCTGCTAATATCCATGACCACATTATTTAGGCTCCTTTATGGGAGTTTTATCTAAACTAAAGTAATTAGTTTGATATCCGAATTGCATCTTCTTTAGACGTTTATTGATAGCCCGCCACATACCAAACTCTGTATATGCCAGCCCGCCTTTGCATGCTGTAGACCAGTATCCGCTTCCATCTTTTCCTTCATACCACTTTAGAATATCCCAGAATCTAGCTCTTGGACCGTACTTCCAGTCACGATGCACCTTGATAATATAAGCTGGGCGCTGCTCAATATTCTTCTTTGTCACGCAAATCTCCAAACTCTTCTCTATATGTAGTACCAACCATCCAAGATACCATAGCAAAGGCCCCTGCTATGGCTATCACTATAATTACATAAGGATGATACATCATTAAGTAAACAAATAACGCAAGTGGTACTGCACCCATAATAAATGATTTAATCATCTTCTTCTCCTGTAATTAATTCCTCATGTGGTACATATACAATCATAGGTAATCTAGGATCATTCAATACTGGTGCCCACTCTTGAGTTGGATAGTCCATAGGACGATAAAGTTCTTTTAATAGCTGATTCCAAGTATATGACCACGACATATCGCTTCCTGCAACTGCCCACCCAACAGGATGTCTTTGCCATGCGCTTCCGCCCATATCAACAACAATTGAGCCTATTGGTGGCTCTTTCATCTTCTTCATTAATACATTCTCTTCCATGAATGAAACGCCCAGCCATTTTTGGTGCGATAGTATCTAAGCTCAAATATATTAAAGTTATCTCTTACATGATCAATAACTGTATGAGTAATGTCTGAAGTATGATAATACTTACCCTGCATAGGGCCATTAATTGCTACCATTCATCAATCTCCCATTCGCATTTACCATTATCAGTTCCATTCCATCTATCTACTTCTTTTATAACCTTGTCACAATTACAGCATTCTTCCATGGGCGTTGGTAATACATATGAAAGTCTTGACCAATGCCAACAATGGTTACTTAATTCAGTTTCCATTTAAAAGATCCAATGCTTCTTTTTGAATTTCTTCCCACCCATCTTCATGGAAATACCAACGATTTGCTTCCTCGTTATTAATATGATCAACAATTTCTTGCTTAGTTCCCCAAGCAATTCTATTAATAATATCTTGTTTTAGTTCGTTAAACTCTTCATCATTTTCACAGCTCTCTAATGCATCGCATCCAGAACATGACCCGTAGCCAATAACAAAAAAAGAATATTTGTCTTTATTTTTTAGCAAGTATATATAATCACCTTGCCATGTTCCCATAACCCATTGTCCAATAACTTCACCCTGAGTAGCAACTATCTCATCATAACCCATAGGTGGATAATAATATTCGTATGTCATTTATCTCCCCTTGCAATAGATACTGCATCTGCTAAACCGTCTGCATATGTTAAATGATCTGGGTTGTCTGTCTTCTGCCACGCTTGAACTAATCTAGTTATAATTTCTTCCTCTATGGCCTGTATGCCTTTTAAAGCAGGGCCCCAGATAGCTGATCCATAGTTATCATTAAAGTATTTAAACATCTCTTTACCCGCCTGAGTTTTAATATCTTCCATCATTCTTCCATCATAGCATTTATACCCTTGATTACACAAGTATCAATGCCATCTCCATATCTATGAGTAAATGGTTTGCCTACCGTCCATAATTGATCATCTTCTACAATTAAATAATCATTGATTGAATCAGGATTTGTATCACCCTTTAGCCGCCCAATATGATATGTTTTAATTAACTTGTCGTTGACGTAAATAGGTATATGGATTGGCATTACTTATCGTTGCTGCATGAGCAGTTATTGATTGTATAAGGCGGATATGTGCCAGTCCATTGTGTTGATGGGCTAGTCGTAGTAGTTGTATTAAGCTTAAACTGATAGAACTCTTTAGCCGTTTCATATCCTGCACGATAAGCATCATCTAATGCTTGCTTAATTAGATTAACTTGTTCTTGCGTTAATCCTTCTGGATTAAATATTATAATTGGGCTTATTTGCGTCATCTTTTAACCATTCTTCATGTTCTGCTGACTCACAGATATATTCTGTAGCCATATCTAATACTCCCCAAATTGTTGGGGCAGTGCCTGCTAAAAGCACATCAGCCGTATCTGAATTAACATCAACTTCCCAATGTGAAAATTCTCCATTGTACTTAGCTTTAGTTATTTTAATAATTAACTCTTCATTCATTCTATACTTCCAATACAATGCTTAATTATCTCAAACCAAGTTCTTGCCCCTGGATATTTTTTATTCGAAGTAATCCCACGATTAGCATGCTTGTACCAAGTTACTAACATCTCAGTTGGCTTATATAAAAAGTTTGGAGGACATCCATTTGCATGCGGATGATCTGGGTTTTCTTCCCACGCAACGTCGCACCAGCAGTAGCAGCGCATCTCAAACACATCATTTACATATTCTTCTGCGCCTGAATTTGAGGTTAGCAAGGCATCCCAACCATATCTACCATGCTCTTTACCACGAAGCTCTGAAATGACCTCTGCGATCATATTAAGACCATCTGTAGCCCAATCAGCGTCATACTGATGCCAATCATTGCCACTTAGTACCATTTGTCCTAATTCTAAATTAGCCATTCTTGATTAATCTCCAAGCATCCCCAGTTACTGGATCTTCGTGCCAGTATAAATCCCAGTACGGTACTCCATCTTCGTCATAATCGCTCCACTCAGCCCCCTCCATATTAACTAGAGACTGAAATTCTGTGGACATTACGTAAGTTGTTCCCCATCTCATATATGGTTTATCTAAATAATGATAAATTTTAAAATATAACTTTAATTTAATATTATCTAAAAATGGTGGCTTGAATGCGGGAGCTTTGTCCCAAATATCTTCATATTTATAATTAATTTTAAGTCCACGCATAAAAAACCAATAAGATAATCTATGTACGACACCGTTAATAAACCATCTAAACGGCAAAATATTTGTCTTATGTTCTGGTATGAAAATATCTTCTCTATCTGTCATTTACTAATCATACAAAAAACATTAGAATTTGTCAATGGTTACTTAATTATATTAGCTATGATTTTACTTTGAGGTCTTAATGTTGCCAGTATCAGGGTTTTTGGAAAACCATCTACTAAATCTACTTTTATTTTATTAAAAAATTCTAGTACTGTGATCTGAGCCTGCAAAAACCCAAATCTATATCCTATACATGTTCTTGGACCAATATGAAATGGAAAATATACTCCTGATGGAAGACTTTCTTCTAATCCACCATCCCACCTTTCGGGGATAAATGTATTTGGATCTTCAAAATAATTGGCATCTCTATGCGAAACATACGAGCTTATAATTATTTTGGTATCTTTAGGTATTTTTGTATTAACAATTACGCAGTCTTCAAGGGCCTGTCTTGGGCTAAACCAAACTGGAGGATAAAGCCTTAAAGATTCTGATATTACATTTTTTGAATAATTTAATTCTTTGCAAATATTTAATATGTTTTCTTTATTTATTTTGTTTACAAAAATATCAGATTCATCTTTTATTTTTTTTACTATTGATTGATTATTATAAGAATTTGATATAGCCCAAATAACAGTATTTGCGGTAGTTTCATGACCAGCTAACATCATACTTAAAACTTCGTCTGTAATATCTTTTAATGATAAGTTATTACTTACAGATGCCTCTATAAGTAAATCCAAAAAGTCTTCGTGAGATTCATCGTTATCTAGTCTTTTTTTAATAACACGTGATATAAAATCGTATAAATACTCTCTGTCTTCATCTAGAGATCCTGGTTCATTCTCTTCACCATTACCAACTTTTTTCATTACTGAATAAAAAACATCTTGAAGTTTTTTTGACTTGCTCAGTTCTTCGTCATCAAAAATAGTATTTGTTAATATTTTATAGCTTAAGTCAAAAAAGTATGTAGATAAGTCAAAACTATCTTTTTGCGAGAGCGCAGATATTTCTTCATTTATAATTTTATGCATTTTATATAAATGAGATTCTATTTTTTTTATATGAAAGGCTGGATTTAATATTCTTCTATGTACGAGGTGTTCTGGTTCTTCGTTTACAAGTAGGCCATTTCCAAGACCCTTTCTTATTTTATGCCATCCACCAGCTTTTATGAAATTAGGGTATTGCTTAACATAAACTTCATTAACATATTGAGGATCAAAAGCAAAAAAATAAGAATCTAGCCAAAATGCATTGCCATACTGATTTCTTAAATCAAGTAAAAAGCTTGGATCTTCTGACTTTAATTGTTTTTGAATATTCATCAACCACTTATTTCCATAAATAAATGTTTTTTACAAACACTTACAAATCGATCTTCATGAAAGTCTAAATATCTGCCTTCATCATCACAATAAGCGCACTTATCTGTCATCTGCAACTCCTTTTACTTTCATTAAAGATCCAATTTCCATACTTTGAATTTTTTCTTTTAAAAAATTATTAAAAAATGGATGTTTTGTTTCAGAGCCAACATACTCTTCACCAGTCTCCATATCTACTATTTTCCACTTTGCAGGAGATTTAGTAAATATAACTATACCTATGGGTAAATCTAGTTCATTAACAGACTTACCATTAATAAGTTTTCTTTGTTTCATTTAAAAATCCTAAATCTTCCACTAAATCAACAGAATCATCTATTGAAAAATTATGTTCAATAGTACATTTTCCACAAGATATACAGATTAGACTATTCCTCTATCTACAAGTATAGACTGTTTATTTAATACCTTTGCACCTGTGATCAAAAAGTATAAAATTTCAGCTACATCTATAGGCTGCATCATCTCTTGTACTAGCCTCTTGCCGTATATAACCTCTAAAACCTTGCTACCTAAAAAGTCTTTAACTAAACCTGTCTCAACCAAAGCTGGGTGAATTATATTAATTCTTGCAAATTTATTTTTATTAACAAAATATTTCATCCATTCTGTTAAAGAAAACTTAGCTGTAGAATAAGCAGAAGCATCTGTTAATTTGATATTGTTTAACATTTCTTCTAGTTCGTCGTCATATTCTTCAGAATCTAATATTTTCTTACTTACCATAAAATTTTTATGTGATGTAACGGACATAATAGATCCAACCATAACTGCATTTATTTCATTGTAATAGTCATAAATTAGATTTAGTAAATTAACTGCTCCAAAATAGTTAATCTTTAATATTTGTCTTGAGTTTGATGCAACTCCCGCACAAATTACAACTCCATCTATTTTTTCATAATTTTCTTTTAAAAATAAAACTAAATCTTTTAATTCTTTTTTAGAAGAAACATCACAAACGTAATCTGCATCTGGTTTTATATCAACCCCAAGAACTGGTATATTGTTTTTAACAAACAAACCATAAAGATCTTTACCGATTCCAGAAGAGGATCCAGTTATCACATACACGTTTTATTTACCTATACTTTTTTTCTGCCGACCCGTTTTGGCTGCATACTAGTTTCTCTTCTAATACCATGTTTATTTACGTCCACTTTCATTGGGACTTTTTTATTGATACCAGAATTAAACTTACCCTGTTTAGGGTGTTTCTTTGTAGCTTCATTAGAAGTTACAGCGCCAGACGCTTCCGCATTTGGCGCTGCAACAGTATGCGATCCATTTTCTGACATTATTCGTTAATAAATCTTTCTCTTTGTTCACGAGATGCTGTCATATTTAATGTTAATCCAGCTTCGCCATCTCTTGAGACATCCAGAATTCCTCCATTAATTTGAGAAATTCCAGTTTCGCTGCCTACCATCTGGCATCCGCATTCAACGCACATAATTACTTACCGCCGTTGCCTAGTCCAGCGCCATCCTGTGATGACTTATCGGTTGCAGGAAATGCAGCCTTTGGATCCTGAGCATACTGCTCATTATTGCTCCATGGTGTAACACCAGCTGGCTTTGTTTCGTTAAAGCCTGTTAAATTCTTTCCGTCTGACATATTTTTTCTCCTATAGGGTTATTTAGCAGGGTCTAGAAATCCTGCCATCTTACAATTATATCATTTCTTATATTTTTGATTATAGCAGTCTACACAAACCTGTATAATCTTGGTTTCAGTACTAGTAATTCTTTCTGCATTTCCGCCACATCCCTGAATTTCACAAATATCAACAAGATCCATTAATTTATATGCTTTCCAAATCTTGCCCAAGCTCTTTCATGTAAATAATATGCAGTTGATTCCCATGCTAGGTAGGCTAAAGCTCCCAAAGAAGCATATTCCCACTCACGGGTATAAAGGTATATCAGCCCAGCTACAAAGCCAAGGTGTACGAATTGCCAGGTTATTGATTTAATTATACTTTTCTTTTTAGAGTCCATTTTACTTCTTCTTAACAGTAGTTTTCTTGGCTGGCGCCTTCTTGGCTGGCGCCTTCTTGGCTGGCGCCTTCTTGGCTGGCGCCTTCTTGGCTGGTGCCTTCTTGGCTGGTGCCTTCTTGGCTGGTGCCTTCTTGATTTGAGATTTCTCAATATCAATATCTTCAATAAATGTATTTACATCTAAATAGTTTGGAAAACCAAACCATCTTTTGAACTTAGTTCTAAAACCTTCTAACATTTTTGTTCTTTCTCCTTAAGTTTTTTAACTATAAAGCCAAGTACGTCTCTTGGCCTCCATTCTGGTGGAAATTCTAAATTTTCTATTTCTTTAATAATTTCATTTATACATTGTTTTTTTACAAAAACGTATAAGTTATCCATATCCATTAATATATTCTATCATTTATATGATAAAGGGGCAAGGTCTTCCTTGCCCCTTTATATTTATAATTTAATTACTTTACTAAAGTAACCTTTGACTTTGGATTCTTTGCATTCCACTTCTTAGCGAGAGCATTGAATGCTTTCTTTAGGTCAGCAAGAGCCTTAGCATTATCCGCCTTAAGCTTAGCAATTTCTGCATCCTTTGCAGCGATAGCAGTAGCTGTTGCTGAATCAGAAGCAAGCTTTGCGCTTACAGCCTCAGCCTTAAGCTTAGCAATTTCTGCATCTGATGCTAGCTTAGCAGTAGCAGCAGCCTGAGCTGCAGCAGCAGCCTCAGCAGCACGTGCTGTCTTTTCTGCAGCAAGAGCAGCCTGTACGGCAGCCAATTCTCCAGCAAGATCACGTACTGTAATTTCAGCAAATGGTGCTAATGTAGGTACTGCAAGACCAGTAACTGCTCCAGAAACTGCATCAGATGATGTAGTTGGAGCAAACATAACAAGAGCACGATTTCCAGTTGTTGGAAGTGTTGCCTTAAATGTAGCAACTCCAAAATCTGAAAGCGTTGCACCAGTTGTAGCTGTTGCAGAATCAAGAGTTGCTGTTGCAGCAAATACTGTTGCAGTCAAAGACTTTCCAGAAATCTTGTTTCCAAATACGTCTGTGGCTGTTACTAGAATATCTTGCTTTGTTCCAGCAGCACCTGAAGCTGGGGCAGAAACAATAAGATTGTTGATCTTTCCTGCTGTGCCCTGTACATAATATGTTAGTGTGGTTCCACCGTTGTTAATGACAACTGAACCGATTGCTGTCGTTTTAGTATATACATAAAACGTTGCAGTTGTTCCTGTTCCAGTTGCGATTGTCAAAGATGATGATCCTGACGATGCTGTTACTGGAGCAGCAATTGTGTGTAGAGCAGCAACAACAGTTGCATTTGTAGCTGTCACAGTAACGGCTGTTCCTGTGTCTACAGTTGCAACAAACTTCAATGCATCAGTTGCATCAATTGTGTTGTCTGCAGGAACTGGAAGAGCAGCTGGCGTAGCAATAGCGGATGCAGTTGTATTTGCAACTCCGTTAAGATCTACAGCAACTGTCATTACAGCAGCACTTGCAGGTGTTGCTACGAGTGTAGCAGTAGTCATGGCTGCAACCATGGCTAGAGCGATTTTCTTAAATGACTTCATTTAATTTATTTCTCCTTAATTTATCTGCCTCTTTTTTGAGCACAGAAACTTAATGTAATTCCATGACTTTTACATGGAAAGAACAAGGATCTCCGCCTTGTTCCCATTCTTCAGATTCTTCATCTGTTAGTGGAGGGCCTTCATGTGTATCACAAAATACATCAGAAATCCATCCCTTATCATAACCAAGCTTCATCCATTCTTCAAAAGTTAGATCCATTCCTTGATCTCCTCCATCATAATATGCTTAGGCTTGGCTCCAATAATAGTTTTTACTGGTTTTCCATCTTTAAACAAAATTGTTGTAGGAATAGAAGACACTTGGTATTTTTCTGGCTGGACGCTATTATCATCTATGTTAATTTTACCCAACCAAATTCCAGTTTCTTTAGAAACTTCTTCAATAATAGGACTAAATATTTTACATGGTCTACACCATTCAGCCCAAAAATCTATCATTACTGTTTTATGAGAACTAATAACGCTATCAAAATTATCATCAGTAACTATCATTACGCCTCCACATGTGTTGGCCAGTAATAGTTACAGGACACGCAGCAAGTATACCCCAGCTCCTTGTAATCTGCAAACTCAGAATAAAAATAGTAAAGTTCGCTATCTTTTTCATACAATCTGCCCTTGTGAGAGTAGTGTAGACTCTCATTTCCAAGCCACCAAGGTGATTCTGATTCTAATCCAAGGAAATTATCATGATATATTGAGTCGAATGTGTCTCTTGTTGTATTCTTATATCCCCTCATTATAATCTCTTTAATGATAGCCTCATTGTACAAGAATAACCAGTCCTCGTGACCCCTCCACATTTTAACTGCTGGGTGATTAACCCAGGCTCCTGTAGAGTCATAATAGCCAGACAGTGACTTTAGCACCTGAAGGTTTTCTACGCTTTGCTTAATTAATCGCTTACGATCTAAATGCTTTGCTGTTTTAGCAAAGTCTTTATGTGGAAGAAATGTTTGCATACTTATATCCTACTAAATAAATGGGGGAGAGTCAATACTCTCCCCCAAACCGCCTATTTATCTTTTAGTTCCTCTGCAGCATCATTAAACCTCTTCATGAAGTTTTGAATAATAAGAACAGTTACCTCATATGCATTTTTACTTAATGCAGATAAAGCTTCGTTATCTTTTTGGTCCTCTGGCAAAGCTGCAACCCATTTATTATATAGATCTTCAGCAACCTTACCAATAATTTCTTCTAATACGGTTAGATCTTTAGCCATTGATAGCACCACCTAGATTAATTAGATTTCCTGAGACACCCCTGGAATTCTTAATTGCAATAGAGGTATTTTTAATAACCTCAGATAGCTGTGACATAGTTAATGTATTTTTTGCTGACTTTAAAGCAATCCACTTTGCAGAAAAAGATGCAGTAGCTACCGAAGAACCAGCAGCGTAAGCACCTACGTTACCTGGACGCAAAACCTTTTGATTTCCATAATCGAAGAAATCTGTTCTACTTGAGTCATGATTATTATATGTTGCTGGTGCATTATAGCTTTCGGATCCAGCAATTGCAAAAACATTTGGAGACATGTTACATGCAGGCCAATCGATTCTGCTATAGTCTCTATCATTGCCAACAGAAAACATCACTGGAACATCAACAGAGTTAAGCTTTAACAAGGCTGCATCTAACCCTGTATTTACAGGGCAGTAATCAGTAGATCTCAATAAATTATGATGCCCCTGTGACATTGAAATTGCTTGGATATTGTACTTATCCTTATTTGCATACAGCCACTCAAGTACTCGTGGCACTAATGTAGCCTTAGTCATTTGTCTACGACCATCTGTAGTATGACCAATAATACGAACAAATAAAATATTCATATTTGGATTATTATTAATTGCTACTGATACCATTTGTGTTCCATGATTAAAATTATTATTAGATAAAATATTCATTGGAAGCACTGATGATCCTTCGCCTTCCATAAAAGCTTGACCATTTGGGCATGAGTTCCAATCCAAAATACAAACTTCTCCGACAAGCTTTTCTTTAATCTGTGGGATAGAGGTATCCAGGGCAGTGTCAAGAATGGCTAGTGTAGGTGTGCTGACGGTTGAGTTTTTTAGGGCTGCTTGTGCTGGTAGAGTTCCCGCCGAAACCACCAACACTACTAACGCAGTTAGCATTTTTTTCATGAGTAAATAATATAATAAAGTTAGGTGGTTGTCAATAGCTAATTGTTAAAATCTGGACGCTGTTTTCTTACATACCACTTGCCAGATTCCATGTTTTGTGCTTCAATTACAGCAGTCAAATTATTTAAAACATCATAAATTAGATCTAATTCAACTCTAAGCTTATATATTTCAAGTTCTAGCTGTAAAATTTTTTCAGACTTTCTCATTATTCTCCATCTCGATCAATAGGTGTTGGGGCGGTAGCAATTGTTCCACAAGCAGCGCACTCCATATCTATAAAGTAACTGGCTATCTCATAATTATAAAAAATTACTTTTAAGTTAAAAACTTGACATCCGCATGGACACACATGAGTTGGAACACCTCTGATATCCATTGCTTTTGAATAGTTTGGTTTTAAATTATTGATGTCATTAAACTCTTCCATTAGTAAATTATATACCTAAACCTCTATTATTGTAAAGGGTGCTCTAACAGACATGTTAAACTTTGCTGCAGCCTCTAAAGCCATTCTTACACGCTTACGTGGTGTTTTAATATTACTAGTTGAGAAAAGTGATCCTAATGCTAACTCTTGGCCAGCCCCTTCAGCCATATACATGACATCAGCTTCTCCAATATGAAAATCTGAATCCATTGAAAAAATTCTCCCTGCTCCTTGAACAGCTATTATAAATATGCCTCCAAGATCACCGTCTTCAGTTCCTGGACTAAAGTTTCCATATCCTTGTTCTTTAAAAGCATCTTTAATTGATTCAACAAATTTAGTTCTCATAAACTTATCTAGGTTTCTATAGCCTGCAGTTGGTTTATAAACAGGAGGAGTCCAGTTATATTGAAGTATCTGACCCATTCTAAAACTATCAACAAACCCAATACCGAATTGTCCTACTTTAAAAACTTTAGGATCTGTTCTTTGAAAAATTAATCCTGATTTATCATCAGACGCAGCACAGTCTCCCCCTAGGAGGACTTTATTTTCGTGAATTAGGGCTACTATACATGTCATATATAACAGTATACTATTTTTATTTATGGTGTGCTAGGGTCTTCTACGTGAATATTCATATGATCTAATTGAATTAATGTTTGCTCTAGCTCAGATTTAACCTCAATTAGTTGCTGTATGGCATTATAATATTTATCTTTCCATTCAGTCAACTGTTTTTCAAGCTCATATAATTGAATTTTTAAATCTTTAATTTCCATTTTTAAATGATCTTGCTCTCGCTCTTGCTGCCTAGTTTTTTCTTTTTTTGAATCTTTAATACCAGCAATTATAGCAGTACCCATACCGCTTAAAATTGCTGCAGATAAGGAGATAAGCAAGGTAAATATATCTATTTTCATTATAGATATATTATACCTTAATATATATCATTAATTAAATTAATAATTCTGAAGCTGCAATTTCGTTGCCGTTGTATCTTTTCTTTGCAATAAATTCTTTTACAGATTCTGGACCATTTTGTCTGCCAGCAATTATTACAACCCATCTAGGCTCTAGCTTTTCTGACTTACAAGATTCACATAAAAACAAATTAATTCCAAGTAGGGTAGATTTAACCAGATTAAGATTGGCTTTGCTTTTATTGCATGAATAACATAATATTTTTTCCATTAATTTATATCCTCATCAATTATTATAAAATCTTCGTTTTCCATCATCTCTGTGTAAATAACTCCATTTTTTGTATATGAGACTTCCGAAACAAAAGCCCCAAGGGATTTAACATGACCATATTCTTCTTCTGAAGGTATAAATACATTAAGTTTTTCCGATGGTTCTATCACTTGGTACCCCTTCTAATTCGCATCTTACTCCGTAAGATTCTATCATTTTTTTAACTTTTGTGACATAATCAATAACTTCTTCTTTTTTTGTTCCACTAAATTGTAAAAAGTTGTCTTCATATAATCTCAAAGCTAAAAAATCAGGGTACATTGCCACATCCATAAGCAACATGTGTGGCCTCTTTATTTCTCTAAGCTTTTTTTTCATTTCATCATTATAAAAAACTGGTTTTTTTGGTTCACCAGTCCACATATTTATTCCATGTTTAAAATGATGGTTATCGTACATATTAGATCTGTGCATGCTTCTTTTTTAATTCCTTCCAGATCTCTTTTGTTTTATGAATATTTCTTTGTTTATCATGTTGTCCAGAGTTTAAGTAAACTCCTCCCCAGACACCATATTCATTATTTTTAATTCCATTTTTATAACATATAGCTATAACTGGACAAGACAGGCAAGCCTGATCTATATTTTTTGCAATATTAATATCTGATTCATATGTATCATAAAATAAATTTGTATTCATTCCAGAGCATGCTGCAATATCCCACCATGCAAATTCATCTTCATCTACACCTAATTTATTTAAAATACTTGACATATTTTATCGGCAGAATCCAAGTTCCACTAGGAGAAACA